TCTCTTTTCGAAAAAATTAGTCTTTCCTTCAAGACTTATAGTCTCCATCCACGCAAAGGGGTTTTCGGCCCCAAAGATTGGTGCTTGACCCAACTGCTTCAGCAGACGATCTCCAACATAACGAATATATTGCTTCATTTGTTCGGCATCCATGCCTATTAACTTGCATGGAAGCGCCTCCGTAATGAAGTTTTCCTCTATGGCCACGGCACTTTGTACAATGTTCCGGATGACGTCCGAGCTCACCTTTGCCTGAAGATGCGAGTAAAGAGCCACCGCAAACTCCAGGTGCGAGCCCTCGTCGCGACTGATGAGTTCGTTACTGAAGCAAAGTCCGGGCATGACCCCTCGTTTCTTGAGCCAAAATATTGCGCAAAATGATCCTGAGAAGAATATACCCTCGACGCACATGAAAGCTACGAGCCGCTGGGCAAAAGACAGCGCCTTGTCGAGCCACGACAGAGCCCAGTCAGCCTTGGCCTTGATGGATGGGTTGTGTTTGACACTCGACAGCAAGAGCCCCTCCTCCTCGGGATCCTGAACAAGCTTGTTGATTAACAAAGAATAAGTCTCTGAATGAATTGACTCGTTGAAAGCCTGGTATGCGTAAAAAGAGCGCGCCTCTGCAATCTGAACATCCGAGCTAAAATTCAAGTCTATATTTTCCATGACTATCCCGTCACTCGCAGCAAAGAACGCAAGAATAATTTTAATAAAATTTTTTTCATAAAATGTTAGACCCTCCCAGTCCTTGAGGTCGGCACTCAGGTCAATTTCCTCCACGGTCCAAAAGGACCCCACTGCTTTCTTATACAGGGTCCATAGGTCAGGATACCGTATAGGAAAGGTTGTGAACCGATCAGTGCTTGGCGACAAGATCGGATCCATTATACTCTAAGCAACTTATTTCTTTAGTCCGCTGGAAGCTCGACGTTCTGCATTACGGATGGCTCGAGTTTCGAGTCAATTTGATTGAACTGGGTTGTGTCAAAATCATACTTATCTTCAATTGAATTTAAAACAATGATATCTGCAAGTTGTGAATTGAAAGACTTTTGGACCTGAAACTCCTCGAACCTTCCCCACGTGAGTATTATTATCAAGGTGAGGACTGCTGCGATGAGACCATCCTCCATATTATGTTTGTATAAAATAGATGGCGGCGTCCGAAATCAGCGGTTTTTACGCCGCTTCTGATACGGTCCCAAATGCAATAACATTTTATGTCCAGTCGCCAATGCCCTTTGGCATCGAAGAGGGCTGGGTACTGACAAATGTCCCCGGAATTCAAGGCCAGACGAAAGTTATAGAAGTTTCGCTCTTCAAGGGGAGCTATCCCGGATATGGAGGTTATAACGGTTCTATAGATTTTCAGGTGAATGTCCCGCAGACTATTCAGGGAACGACGGCGGCGCCAGCTGCTCAGCTAGCTCCGGCACCTATACTTCCACCCCCGACCCCACCAACACTCACGGGAGTTTACTACACACAGAGAGGACTGCTTGTTTTTTACTCGACTCTGCCTATTTCAGGGAACGTAACACAGGGGTGGAACATAACCGGTATGCCAGGTATCAGCTCTACTCTGAACGTACAGATGGTTTCTTTTCAGTCTGGAAATCTCGGAGCCTTTAAATATGCAGGGGTCCTGACGGCTGTTCCAGTAACTCCGCAACTCGTTGAGATTGACCCAACTATTAAAGACAAATTTTTTAGCGTTCTTCGAAAGTTGGGCACCTTTGCGGAAATTCTTGGCGGAAAGATTGCGGATATCGATACGGAAGTCTTCAGTGACCCCAACGCACTGAGTTCTTACCTTTCAGAATCTCCAAATCTTTTAAAGTTTTTTTCTGAAAAGACGGGTCTTCAGCCAGAGTCAATCACTGGTGACCCCACGCAGCTCAAGGAGCTCATGGGGAGTCTGCCTCAACTCGCAAACGCCCTTGGGTTCCGGCTCAGGACAGGGCCAAATAAGCTAGTCGACGGGTTTCTCAATGACGAAGTGATGCTCGAGGCTATAGGTCAGGGGCGCGTTCTACCGCCCGTCCTCCCATCAACAGATGAATACCCACAGGGATTCCCGGTAAACGGTCAAGGAGGCTTGGTTAACCCAAAAGCTTCCGATGCGTTTGTACCAGCGACCGTGTCCACCGTAAAGCCACTCGTCCGCGCACCCATTGAAGACGAGGACTTCAAGAGATTCCCGATGGGCCTGCGAGAGCTGAACGATGCAGTGCCTGTACCTCCCGTAGCTCCAGAGCCCCTCACGGAAAAGCGCAATTTGGGATTCAATGCAGGCGGCATTCTCTCCCTTGATGCTCATGGCCCTCAAGAAGAATTTATTTCAAATGTTACTAACTTTAACACAAGCCAGTGGTCTCCAGGATATCAGCAACACACCAATTCCGTAGTCTACCAGGACTATATCCAAATGACACCCGCATCTGACACTTTTATACAACAGGCAGATCCGGGGACGTGTATTGTCGAGATCCAGCCAAAAAATCAGGGAGACCTCATTGCCAATATGTATGTTCAGTGCACCCTCCCAGCCCTCGATGGAGTGAGTTCTTACACAAACCAAATTGGCCGGGCTCTTATTCAGCAGATTGACTTTATCATAGATGAAACTATAGTTGAGACTATTTACGATGACTGGCTTTTTATAAAAGACCAAATATTTCTCGATTATGACGAGCAGATTGGCATGTTCAACCAGGTGAATGGCGGGCAGGCGAACCAGAACCTCACGCCGACAATAGACGTGCCGCTCCTCATCCCGCTAGAGTTTTTCTTTTGCAGACGGCACAGTGGAGGAAACAAGGGACGAGAGAGGTTGCGCAAGCCCTTCTTTCCACTGTGTGCCCTTTGGGGAGGCCAGAAAATATATATAAAATTTACTTTCAGACCTCAGTACTGGTTTACAAACTATTCCAAGCCAATCGATATAATAAATCCGGTACTTTTGATAGAATATGTAAAAATCACGACGAATGAAAAATTGCACTACAGAAACACACCTCTCCGTTACGTGGTGCCGGTCGTCAAGAGGGATGCCACGTCGCCTTATACAAATGGCGTAGTGACGCAAAATATTTCTGCAAACTTTCCTGTTCAACTTATTGCATGGTTTATTAGAAACCAACAATTTGAGTCGACTGATTTAAACTATTACGCCACTAGATACATCTATGGATATGCAACTCAGTACCAGGCAGTTGCAGTGCCACTCAGTTTTCCAACGGGGTCTGTTCAATATGTTGATGTTATCCAATCTGTAAAGATTACCATTAATAATGAAGATTTACTTGACACTTTTGCGAATGGGCCATATACCCAGTTCTTGCAGCCTATGCAGCACGGTCTGTCCGTGCCTCAAAAGAATATTTACATGTACTCATTCGGATTGAATATTACAGAATACAATTCGGGTGGGTATTTGAATTTTTCAAAAATCAATTCACAGACATCAAACCTTATAATTTCTTTTTTGCCAGAATATGCATCGGTTCTTGCCAGTTACAATTTATATATTTATTATTATGGTCTATCTATTCTAGAGTTTAACAATGGTTTTGCGGGCGTATCTTATCTTTGATCATGTAATCAATAATTCCATTGGTCAAGCACCATCTGATAAAGTTGAGCTGGGCGACGGTTGTGCTTAGACCCTGAAACTCTATGCGCTCCGTCCGGCAAAAAGGATCAAAGAGCTTTTTAGAGTAGCCATCTAGACTTGACTTGTAAGCGACGTGAACAGTAAAGGGCCGACCGGTCGGCGAGTTATAAGTCACGTGGCGATTCTTTGCGTAATTTGTAACAAACCACTCCAAGTTGCGGAGAGAGATTCCTTGGGACTTGGTCGTCAAAATATCTTTTAGCTTTGTAGAGTTTTCAGGCTCCTCGTAAAACTTTGTGAGAGACTCGAGCAAAAGCTCTGAACGAGTACTCATTAGTTGAGTAGGTTCTTAGATTTTTAAGCCTCGAGCCTCAAGCCGAAGGCTTGGTCTCACGAGTAGAGGGAGCGATGCGCCCTCGGCCACTCGGTCTAAATATTCAAGCGAGGACGACTCGCAACCTTTTCACACGCAGGACAACCCGCTAAAAAGAATGGCGGCAGTGTATGCGTGTGTGTGGGACCAGCTGGCTCGGAACATGCGCTTGGCCCATCCTTCATTCGAACTATTGGCTTTTGATCAAGGTGCGACTTGCAGTAACCGTCAAACCGCGCGTGACGGGTGCATCTCTTGCCCGAGCCTATGAGTCCGAGACATTGCCCCGTCTTGACCTCGAGGGTCGCCGTCTCTTTCATGAGACGCTCGTACGAAATCCGGTACGTTTTTGAAATGTGCGCCAGGACAACAGCGAGCCGGTCCGAGACGCGCCGGTCAACCTCCGTCTCAACAGCCTGCATAATTGTCTGTTCCATTTCCTTACTCATGACTAGGTTACCTTCTTAAAATAAGAATCTATACTTTTCATCTTGGAATCGTACGTGCCCTTCTTGTTCCCTGCAGTTGCGGCGCCGAAGATGAGCCTCTCAGGACAAGCACCCACAAGGGGTTCGAGCAAGTCACATATTGGCTTTTTCAACTGGTTCAGAAAGTAGTACTGATAGTCCAACGGAACGTTCTTCTCGCGGACCCAGTTCGGGTCCTCGGCCTTTTCATAGAGCTTTCCCGGACCTTTTGCGACTACAAAAGAGACCCGGTCGCCTTGCTGAGGCTCGGACCCTGGGGCCCTGGAGCGAATCTTGTCCCGCACGGCCACGTGCGGCATGGGGACCTTGTAGTCTGCGCCGAGCTGCTTGCTCATGAGCAGCTTGTCGACAGGGACTTTTCCTGAAGAAAGCTCTTCCGAGGCCCGTCTCGCAAAAGCAATCACGGGCCTCGGATCACTACTCTCGAGCATCATATCCAAGAGTTTCTTGAGCGTCTCGCGGACAAAGGGGCAACTGTCTCTCCTGACCACTTGCAGACCCTTGATGTCGACCTTTGTGAAGGCGACCAGTTGGGTCCCATCTGCTTTCAGGATTGGCGTCCCGTCTTTGTGCGCCATTCCTTCGTACATTTTTGCAGCATAGCGCTTCTTGCTGTACAAAAAGTACGGGCAGTAGACCTTTTCCAGTTCCAGATCGTTCGGTGCCTTGAAGAGCTTCGTGCATTGCGCGGCCGCGAGAAGGCCCTGTGACCACGAGTAATCGATCGCGTCCTGGCCAGTGCGCCCTTCCACATCAAACTCTATCATCACTGAGTCAGTGTCACCGTACCGCACCTTGGCTCCAGGGAAGTTGGCCTCTACAGCATTCTTGGTCTCCTCGATCATCTGTCGGCCTCGCATCGTCACGGTGCTTGCGATCGCGACACACGGGAGCATCCCTTTGGCAGCCCCAGTAAACCCATAGATTGAATTCATGCTGATCTTGTAGGCGAGCTGCTGGCCGTTGTAGACAGCCTCCATCGGCGTGCCCTTTGCCTGGGCCATGAGTTTCTTGGCCTTTTTGCGGAACGCCTTGAGGTCCGTGAGAATCGAGGGAAGGAGGGACGTGATGGGTGCGCCATCAGGACCGGTCTGCGCAAAGGTGTGCTCGCCGTATTTTTCGTAGGTTACACCCGAAAGATTGGCGTAACGCTTGTCCATCACGAGAGTCGAGTAGCACAGGTTGTGAGCGACCATGATGCTCGGATACAGAGACGCAAAGTCCAGGGCCGTGATGGGAGTGTAATAGGCCCCGGTCTGCGCCTCAAGGACAGTCGCGCCCTCGTAGCCATCCACAGGTCCCTCGGGCCGCCGGATCGTCGGGATGAGGAAGCCGAGCTGTCGGGCCTTGTAGGCCATCTGGCTGAAGACTTTGATCTGCTGACCACGCTCACTCAAGAAGCTCAGAGGGACCCAGCACGCCTTGGCCATCTCAATCTGGTTCTGGAGTTGGCAAACCTTGGCCATAATCTTGTGAGGAAGTACCGTATCCTTGATGCAGTACTCTGCAACCTCTCCTAGGTTCGCCGGATCGCCCTCGAGAAAGCGGGAAAAGATCTCCTTGACAGGCATATCCATCTTCTGGTCCTTTAGGAAGTGCTTAGCACAAGCGTTGAGAGAGTAGGACTCGAGCTTGTGCTCGCGCTTAATGTCTTGGAAAAGATCAAAGACGTACCGACCAACCATAGGAACCATCTTGAGCTCGTTGCTGCCCAGAGCGCTAGAGGCCAGATGCTTGATAGTCAGCTCAGAGGGCAAGTCGGTCCGCCGGCCCCAGAGAGTCTCAACACCTAGCCTGCTCGCACGAACAAAGAGAAACTCAAGATCAAACCCGAAGATGTTCCAGCCCGTGATGATGTCGGGATCTACCTCGGCAAGATACTTGCCAAATGCAACTAGGAGTTCTCGCTCAGTCTCAAAGGACTCACAGTCGGCCCCTTCAGTCTGCTTGAGACACAGGCACTTGCGCTCACTGATCTCTTGGCCAAAATGGGCAGTCGTCATGCCAATCTGAAACACGCAGTCTCCAGGGATCTTGGGATCGGGGAAGTTTCCTGTACTCGAGTAACACTCAATATCGAAGGACATCACCTTCAAGGGGGCCACCGAGTCCTTGTCCTTCACGGGACTGAGGATTCCACGCAGGTTCAGGTCGCAGCGCGTGTCGGGGTCGTCAACCGCTTCAGAGATGCGGATCCAGCCCGTGCTAGTACAGCCAGACACGTGCATGAAGCGCAGAATAGGGTCAAGATTAGCCTCGTAAATGCGCCACTTTTCGCGCTGCAGTGAGTAGGTTGCGCTTCGGAACTCTTTGAAGGTCCGAAAGGTCAGTTTGGCAAAGCGCGTACGGGCTCCGTTTTGGAATCCCCAGAGATCCTTGGCGCTAAGGTACTCGATCTTGGCTCCACGGACCTCTGGAATATCGGCCCTCATTTTTACAAAAAAGTACGGTTCGAAGACGGTGCTTGCAGCAACTGACTTGCCGTCTTCGGTCCGACCATAGGCCCGTACAATGTACTGGCCAGCCTCGTCATCGTAGCCCTCCCAGGCTATAGCTTGGAAGTCTACCATTTGTTTGTTTTTTAGAGGTTCTTGGCTCTAAGCCCCGGTCGACCCAAATCCGCCATCGCCGCGCTCAGTCACCACTAGGTTCTCGTTGGGGATCTCCACGACATCTGGGGTCACGCACGACTCCAGGATGAGCTGAGCGATCCGGTAGCCCGGGCGAATCACAAAGGGCTGGCGGGTGTCGAGGTTCTGCAGGACCACCTTGATCTCGCCCTGATAATCCGGGTCAATGACTCCGGCCAGAGTGTCCAGGCCGTGCTTTACGGCAAGTCCAGAGCGAGGTGCAATACGTCCATAAGTTCCCGGTGGGAGCTGGACGCTAATGCCGGTTGCGACGACAACCCTATGACCAGGAAGGACGACATAGTTGTCAATGCTGAATAGGTCATAACCAACCGCTCCGGGCGTGGAGCGGACTGGAATATTTGCGTGAGTGACAAGGCGTTGAACATTCAATGTGGCCATCTATACTATAAGATACTCTCGTCTCTAAATAGAGTTATAATCTCATTCAATACAAGGATGGGATGGATATATCTCATCAGAAACAAGATTAATAACAAATGTTATGTAGGACAGACTGTTTTAGACAAAGTATCCAAGAGATGGTCTCAACACAAGTCTCGCCCTCACGGATGTCTAGCATTTGCATTTCAAAAATATGGAATTGATAATTTTGAGTTTTCAACACTTTTAGAAATTACTAAATGCGAAAATTTAAAAGAATTATTGAATGAAAAAGAGATTTTTGAAATAAAAGAAAGAAATACACTTTCTCCCAATGGGTAT